TACTAACTATATTTTATTATGTTTTTTAATATATATATTAAAACTTTTAAAAAAGTTTCGACAAAAACTTTTTCGAAAACTTGACAAATAAAATTGATTATTAACTAATAAATTTAATATTAGTTAATAATTAGAACAAAGCTATAAAGTATGAACCCTGAAAGTATGAACCATGAAAGTATGAACCATGAAAGTATGAATATAAATGCTATGCCTTATGACATTATGAGGCACATTATATATTATGTATGCGGCCATTCTAAAGCTTTAATTAATTTAAAACAAACTTCTATGTTTATGAATGGAGAGATTAGTAGTTTTGTAATTGCTAAACAAATGTTGTTAACAAAATTAGGGCATTATGAAGATATTTTTAGATGTGTAAATGCAGATTGTTATGAGGATACATATGAAATATTTACATATTTACATAATTATGGTTACAGGCGATATATTCATAGCTGGCAAGAAGCATTAAATAATACAACAATAGTAATAAATAAGAAAGCATATAAAATAAGTAGTCCATATTGTTGCGAGTGTTTAAAAAACAACATATTAGTAGGAAAACGAGAGAATGTAACACATAATTATGATTGTGATAGTCAAGTAAACATTGTTTATAATTGAAATGTTTTATTTTGTATGTCTTATTTACAAGTATTTGTAACGGGATCTCTAATTTTTCCACCAGAACATGCATGAATACATTGTCCAGTTGAGTCTCTTTCTCTACCCGGTGGACATATTTCGTAACATATTAAACCTGTGCGTGCTTTAAATCTTGCTGGTGTTTCATTTGCAGGACATGTTTCATTATTTTGTGGCGAACGACCACCACTCAATAATTCTTGTGTAATATTTCTAGCTCGAGCCTGATCAAGAGAATTTAAATTATGATAATCATAACTTAAACTAGTAACACCGCTAGTTATTGGTGTTCTGTTCCAGGTAGCTTGTTCTGCTGCTGATAACCTATTCCACAATTTTTCTATTTCAATATCTATTGCAGCATTATTAACATTTGGATCTGTTCCATATAATTCTCTTTTAACACTATTAAATTTACTTTCTTTAAATTTTAAAAAGCCATCTAACATATATGTGCTATTATATCTTTGTCTATAGTTTTGATAATCACTCGATATAGTGCGAGCGTCATTTAATAAAATACTTGTAGAGGGTATAGCACTAGATATGGGTAAACCAAAAAAACTAGAGTTTGGCAAAACAGTACCCTCATATCCCGAAGCAACATAATTATTATATAAATCATTATTGCTCCTTAAACTGTTTGAAAATATTGCGTTATATAGTTTTGATGTCATAATGTCTCTTACAAACGACTGTTCTGCTAGTCGATTTATTACACTATTAACAATAAAAAATTTTGTTGGATTTCTAGACAAGTCATAAGTATTGCGCGATAAATCAAAGGTAAGATCTATTTTATCATACAAGTCTTTTCGTAGATTATCTCTATCTATTCTATTTTCATTTCTAAATTTATCATATAAATAACTATATTGTTGTTGGTTTAATAATTCGGTATCTGTTATATCAAAGAGATTTAAACTAACATCTCGCGCACTATTTAAATTCTTTCTTAAATCTTTTTTATCTGGATCTAAACCAAAAACACGCAATAATAAAGTAGATATTAAGGTCATCATTATTATTGGTATAAAAACAAGAACCCAAGCAATTACAGTGTATCCTAAACTGCATAAAATATTTATTATTAGTGTAAATATTATCATAACTATAAATTTTAAAAATGCACTATTAAAAACACCAGCATAAATATCAATAAATATTTGAACTAGCGAAAAACCTATATAAACCAAGGCCGGTCCACAAATTCCCGATAATAACATACTAATATTATAGTAATATAATATTATATTAGTGTAATACTAATTTATTATTTTTTATGTAATATATCAATTAATATATTTAATTTATCAATTGTATTTTTATAACTCGTTAATTCTTTTTCTAAAATAATTACTTTATTATCTTTTTCTTGTAACGTTTGTATTAATTGATCAATGTTTGTATTGGTTTGATTATTTTGTTGATTATTTTGTTGATTATTTTGTTGATAGTTCATTATTTCTTTCTCTAATTTACTTATTAGATTATTTTTTTCTTGTAAAACTTTTGTAAACTGGACTGATTGCTCTTCTAATTGTATTTTATATTTAATGGTGTTATTCTTTTCTTCATAATTTTCATTATTTTCATAATTAGCCACTTCGGCTTCTAATTTAACTATTTGTGAATCTTTTTCTTGCAATAGTCTAATAAATGTTTGCAATTGCTCTTGTTGTTTTCTCATTATATCAACTACTTGTTCATTATTTAATGGTATTTGTTTTCCATCTTGGTTTAAAATAATTTGGCCTTGTGAGTTTTGTTGTTCTAATGCCATTTTTCGTCGCTCTGCTTCTATTTCCTTAATTTGTTGTATTACATCGGGCTTATTTGATGGATCGCCTGGGTAATAATTTTGTAATAAGCTGTCTAATCTCTCCATATAAAACTCTTTAAGATCTTTATCTTTTATGAATTCATCTACAGTGCGATCTGATGTTTTCTGAAAATTATTTTCACCATTTTCCAAGAGTTTCTTTTTATCAAATGTGTTATGAATGTGTGAAAATACTAAAATTGTCTTTTTCGGTTCTAATTGAACAAAAGGAACACTGTAATCTTTTAAAAACGCTTTTTCTTCGGCTAAAGCAGCATTGTTGTCATATTTATGATCTTTTAGTAACTCGCGTTTAAATGCAAAAGTGCCAGCTGTAGCATGTGAAGGACTATATGGCCCAAATTGAAACATTTTATGTATATGTTTAAACCAAATATATATTTCACTTGCTCCTGCACATAACGCATTTGGATGAGTTAATAACATATTTACTGCATGCGACACTCTTTCGGGTGGATAATAGTCATCATCATCCATATATACTAATATATCTCCGCTTGATTTTGCGTGCATAATATTTCTTTTTTTCCCTAATGGCATTTTTTCATTATAATAAAAATATTTTACTTGTTCAATATTACATACTAAATCTTCTATTTTGTCTGTTCCATCATCTATAATAATCCACTCCATTCTATCTTTTGGGTAATCTTGATGATTAAAACATTTAATTGTATATTCCCAAAATGGACGTCTATTGAAAGTTGGTGTACAAATACTTACAAATGGCAAATCATTGTGTTTTTTGTCCTTATTTTTTTTCCCCATTTAATAATATAATATAATAACTATTAGTTTTAAATAATAATATTATATTATATATTTTTCAATTTTGTTAATATGTCTTGCTTTATGTATTTAAAGATACTATTAATTTATATACTACTAATATAGCAAATAATCCACCTATGATGCCACTACTTATAGGATCTAGAACTTTTACACCGGCTTGTACAACTATAGCACAAAACAATAATGTTAATATATTACCATGACTCTTAATAATTTCAAACAATTCATAATAATTTGAAAGGGGAGTATAAAAAAATCCAATAATAAAATAAAAATGTAAATAGAAAAATGCTATCATATTTCCAAACACACCACACGTTATAACAGTAAACACCCAATAAAATACTATAAAAAACCATGCTATTTTTAATATTAAACCAAAAACAAAATTTCCTAATATTATTCCCACATAAACTATAAGACACGCTAATCTAAAGGGACCAGCTAAAAATAATCCAGCAACAAACCGCGAAAAACTACCACATGGATCTATATGTAATGATTTATCTAATGCATCTGCATCTTTGTCATCAAGACCAAATATAGATAATTTAGCCTTATAACTGTCAACTCTAGCTTTTGCTTCTTCTATTTTTACGTCTTTTGGTTTAAAAACTGTACCATCCCCATCCCGCCATGGACCATTATACCATTCATAAGTTTTACCATCCCAAGAGTTAGAAACCCATCGGTAAAAATACGAATCTGCATTACATTCAGGCGGCTCTTCAAAATAATTTTTTAGTATTGCTTGCCCATGTTTTTTAAGGTCAATATTTAAAAACCCAGGCAGTTTTACCCTTAACTCATCTAAACGTATTGGATAAAACCAGTCCAAAACTTTGTCTTCTATATTATTAATTTTTACTAAGTCTATTTTATCGGATTCGTCGTCAGCCGGTACAATTGTTCTTTTTAACCAAAAAAGCCAATTTACTAAAAATAAAGAATTACAGCTATATACAAACTGTTCCCAGTAATCCAGTTTTGGATTAGCTGGATCATTTTCATGCTCTTTATGTTTATTTCTTAAATCTTTTCTATATCCCAAGAACGAAAATAAAGTAATTAACATACCAAAAAATCCACCTATCCATATTGTTATAAATCCAAATACAAGAAAAAATAATAAAGTAGTAGCATTTAAACCGGGTAAACTAGTTACACCTGCAAAGTATGCTATATTACCATACAAACCCATAAAGAATAATACAAAAATTACTCCTTTAAGAAAAGCATTATTTTTTCTATTTTCTACCAAATTAAAATATTTTTCTGATAATACTGATAATATAGCTTTCATAAAAATTCTTGAAATTATTACACAATAAAAGAACCCTAATAAAAATCCTCTTACGGGAATTTTAACTAATTCTCGAGCATCAAATGAATACTCTTTTTTATCAGGTTCATTAATAAATGTTATTAAATTATATGGAAAACTTGAATACCAATCTATTGTTGTGTCATTGGTTGTTTTAGTTTTGCATCGGTCGCTCGATGCAGATGTTGGTACATTACTTTTGTCTGGATATTCATTAACACTATATGGTATTTTAGTTAGTGCCGTTGCAATATCAGCTGCATCACATTGACCATTAATCATCCAATATTCGTAACAGGCGGCTTGTATTGCTATGAGTATTAAAAACAAACTGTAAACAAAAATATCATATATTATTTCCATATACTTTACTCTTCTTTTTCTTATAGGTGTTGTATAACATATTTTTCGTTGCCCCTTTTCTGGTGGATCAGAATTTTTAAAATATACTACTCCCATGTCATAATACATGTCACTCGAAGATTTTTCACCAGTATAGTCAGTACAATATTCTCCACTATTATCTACAACACAACATCCATTAGTATTTGATAAGTTAGCATCTATTTTAAAGTCACCAGTTGAACACTGTTTCATTTCATGTAAACTTAGATCATATACTATTGGAACACCTTTTATATTAAGACCCGAAATATCTGTTGATTTAGGACATCCGCTACTAGTTCTATTCTGTAATAAAGCACTACCAACATAAATTGGTTCGTATGGCATGAATACTAATATAACATATTATAATATTTAAAACATATTTAAACAAATTTACATAATTAATATATATTATTAAAGATTATTAAAGATTATGACTTCAACTATTTCTAATTATTATTGTTATAAATTCGAATCATTCGATAAACATCTTGATTTTCGGGATGTATTAATTCTTCCTAAAAAATCCAATTTAAATAGTAGAAAAGAAGTTGCTTTGGAAAAGACTATTGTTTTTCAAAATGGTATAACATGGACAGGTATTCCTATTGTTGCTGCAAATATGACAACTATTGGAACATTAGACGTATACAAAGTATTAAGCACTTATAAAATTATTACTGCACTTCACAAATTTCATAAGCTACAAGATTTATTAGATTATAATAAAGATAATAGCAATAATGTATTAAATCCCGATTATTTTATGATTTCTAGTGGAATAAGCACTAGTGACTATATAAACTTGACACACATTTTGGACAATTTTAAGTGTAAATTTATTTGTCTTGATATAGCAAATGGTTACATTTCAAATTTTAGTAAATTTTGTAAGCAGTTAAGAAGCAAGTATCCAGAAAAGATTATAATGGCGGGTAATGTATGTACATCCGAAGGAATAGAGTTATTAAATGGTGCACAAATAGATATTCATAAAGTTGGTATTGGTAGCGGTAGTGCATGTACTACTCGAATTCAAACAGGAATAGGGATGCCTCAACTTAGTTGTATTTTAGAATGCGTTCAAGAATGTAACGAACATAATCGCGTTAGCTCACTAATAAATTATGAATATGGCCGATGTAAAGTTAACAAAGCCTTTCTATTAAGTGATGGTGGTATTACATGTCCCGGTGATTTAGCAAAAGCATTTGGTGCTGGTGCCGATTTTGTAATGATTGGTGGAGCGTTTGCGGGACATGATGAAAATCCAGGAGAAATTGTTATTGATGAAAAGACGGGAAAATGTTATAAAAGTTTCTATGGTATGAGTTCAACTTATGCTATGAAAAATAATTATGCGGCAAATAATAATACGAATTATAGAAGTTCCGAAGGACGTGAACTCAAAGTTGACTATAAAGGTGCATTAAAAAATACTATTGAAAACTATTTAGGAGGACTAAGAAGCACATGTACTTATACAAATAGTGCTAATTTGGAAGAGTTAGCAGCTAATACAAAATTTATTATGGTAAATAATCAATATAATTCACATTTATTATAAGATTATATACATTATAGCATTATAATATATATAATTTATTTCAATTTTAAAACTTATTTATTTCAATTTTAAAACTTATTTATTACTTATTACTTATTACTTATTACTTATTAGTCTGGTTGGGCGTTTTAATGTTCTTCTTACGCTTTTTAGCATAGACATTGATGCTTTTTTTGTTGATTTAAATGCCGATTTAAACGTTGATTTAAATGTTGATTTATATATATTGGATCCCATATTAGCGATCAATGTCTTATAATTTTCTTGCATAGCATCATAATTATTTTTAATTATAGACACATATGCTTTGTCTTGAATTGTTGTATTTTTTAACATAATTGGTTTATAATTAATACTAAAACTAAATAAGTTAAATAGTGAAGATTTTGAAGACGATGAAGATTTTGAAGACGATGAAGATTTTGAAGACGATGAAGATGATGAACTTAGTGCTTCATATTCTTCTTTTTTCGGATTATTAATGTTAGTAAATTCTTCAAAAGTCATTGACTTTAATTTATTTATTAATGTAGACTCAACCATTGTTTCCAATATATACTCTATTTTTGGGGATAGTCCACGTGCTTTTCTTGCGTTTAAACTCTTTATAGCATTGACAATGCGTCTTTTTTGTCCCCCTACAAATGTTGGATCAACGTCATCATAATACTCAATAAGTGTTTTCATCTCCATTTCTCCTGAATCTTTTAGTTTTTGTTGTA